GGAACAACTTTAAGATGAAAACACAACTCTATATACTGACAACTAAACTTAAACTTTATTCAACTAAACTGATGGCTATTATTCTTTCGTTTTTTTTACCTATTGTTGGTATTCTTATTCTTATTGCAGCTTCTGTTATTTTAGATACAATTACAGGTATCTGGAAAGCCAAGAAACTTAAACAACCGATAACAAGCAGAAGATTATCTGCGATCATATCAAAGATTTTACTTTATGAAGCAACCGTAATGTTGTTTTATGCTATGGATAAATTCTTATTGAATGATATTGTTATTTCGTTTTTTAGTATCGAATTACTTACAACTAAAATCCTGGCTTTAGTTCTTGTTTCAATAGAAGTAATTTCTATCAATGAAAACTATCGTGCCATATATCAAAAAGACCTTTGGGACGCACTAAAAAACTTATTTGCAAGAGCAAAGGAAGTAACAAGCGATTTTAAAAACATCAAAAAAAATGAAGATTTGTAAATGTTGCAGACAACCAATAAAATTGGATAGTAAAAACTTATACATATTTGATAACGGACACGGTGGAATTATAGATGGCGTTTATCAAACACCTGGCAAACGTTCACCTATTTGGCCAGATGGCACACAACTTTTTGAGGGCGAATTCAACAGAAGTATTGTAGACAGATTAATGAAGCTTTGCGAAGATGCAAATATTGACTGCATTAATTTAGTAGATACAAATGTAGATATTCCTTTAAGCACCAGAACTTCACAAGCAAACGAAATTTACAGAAACACGGATAAACCTTGTATCTATATTTCTATTCACGCAAACGGCTTTAGTGATGAAGCAGCACACGGTTGGGAAGTTTACACAAGTATAGGAGAAACAAAAAGCGATGAGATCGCAGAAGTGTTGTTTAACAAAGCACAAGCAGAATTTCCTACTCACACAATGCGAAAAGATACAAGAGATGGCGATGCAGACAAAGAAGCAAACTTCTATGTTCTTAAAAATACTGCTATGCCTGCGATATTATCAGAAAACTTCTTTATGACTAACGAAGCTGAATGTAGACTATTGATGAGTGATGACGGAAGAGATAGAATAGCCAAGATTCACTTTGAAATGATTAAAGAATTAGAGAAATGAAAGTAATCTATATAATTTGCGTTCTAACGTTGTTTTCGTGTTCAGCGAAGTATCACTATAACAAAGCACTTAAACGTGGCTTACAAGTCACGCAAACAAGCGACACAATAAGAATAGCTACAATAGATTCTATTCCTGTAATAAAACACGATACAATAGTCTATGAACACTTTTATAGTTCTAAAGATACAATCATAGAATACAAGACCGTATATGTGCCACAAACCAGGTTAGAAACACGAATAGAATACAAGCTAAAACGTGACACGTTAAGAATGATTACAAGAGTAGAAGTGCAAAGGGCAAAAGCAGAAGCCAAAACAAATAAAAAGACTAACTGGTGGGGAATTATTATTTTCATTTGTGTGTTTTTTGGCATAGTTTACACTTTAAACAAAATCTTAAGTAAGTATTTATGACTACACGCCCAAGATTAAAGCAGGATGAAGTTGATCTAATCAATGAGTATAGAGGCGTAAAAGAAGCTGCAACAGAAGCAGGAATAGATATAAAAGATGTGAAACACGGATGGCTTAAAACAAAAGAAAGCAGTTTATTTTTTAACAATCCATTATTTAAAAACAAAAGCAAATTAGAACTTGAAGCTTTAGGCAAAAGACTTATTAAAGATTTATCTGAATTTGCACCTGTTTATCCAAGATTATTTAGAAGAAGAAAAAAAAGAGAATACTTACTTGTTATTGATCCTGCTGATATTCATATAGGTAAACTTGCAGAAAGTTTTGAAACAGGCGAAGATTACAACAATCAGATTGCCGTTAAACGTGTCAAAGAGGGTGTACAAGGCATTTTAAACAAAGCAAAAGGGTTTCCTATCGAAAAAATATTATTTATCGGTGGAAACGATATTCTACATATTGATACACCAGACAGAAAAACGACAAAAGGCACAAGTCAAGATACGGATGGAATGTGGTATTCCAATTTCTTAATAGCTAAACAACTTTATGTAGATATACTATTGCAGTTAATAACAGTTGCAGATGTTACATTTCACTTTAATCCAAGTAACCACGATTACGCAACAGGTTTTTTTTTAGCTGATGTTATTCAAACATACTTTAAAAAGAATAAACATATACACTTCGATTGTTCAATAGCACACAGAAAAGGTTATAAATACGGAAAGAATCTTATAGCAACAACTCACGGAGATGGCGCAAAAATGAACGATCTACCTTTATTAATGGCACAGGAATTTGCAAAGGAGTGGGCAGAAACTAAACACAGATACGTTTATACGCATCACGTTCATCATAAATTCAGTAAAGATTTTATCGGCTGCACGGTTGAAAGTTTAAGAAGTCCATCTGGAACTGATTCTTGGCATCATATCAAAGGATATCAACACGCACCGAAAGCAGTTGAGGGTTTTATTCATCACATAGAACACGGTCAAGTGGCACGTTTAACGCATATTTTCTAAACAACACCTTTGTAACTTATTGATTTTTAAACAACTAAAAAATAATTGTAACTTTTTTTGTTAATAAGTCGTTATATATTGTTAATATGTGTATATTTGTGTATACAATTTAATTAAAGTTATGGAAAGAATAGAAAAATTAGAAACACTTACTACGATTGATGAATACATTAAGTATTACAAAGATCGTATTGATGAAAGAGAATGGAGTAATGAATTTGGTGCTGGATTGCAGCTTCAATCAATTAGAAAAATTAACGATCACGATATTGATATATTTAACAGATGTATTGATAGGTTAAATGATAGGTTTAGAAAATTAGCAATTACACTTAAATAAATAGATATGAAAGAGAAAGAAGCAAAAAAAGAATTATTATTTGGATTCGTGTTTATGGCAGCAGCCTTTACGTTTTATTATTTAGCAGTAAATTTATTAGTATGAGTTACGAAATAGAAATTGAATATTACGATCAAGATGGTGCAATATTTTATATTGGCGAAACACCATACCAAGTGGAACTTTTTATAGAAACACGAATGATTGAAGAACTGGATAGCTACAATAGCTTTAACGACAAGCTATCTTATGCACAATTAGAAGAAACATATTATAGAGTACAAAAAGAAACGTTAAGATGTGATGGTGTGAACTATTATAACGAAGAAGATTTGTGCGAAGAACTTGAAGAAATACTAAACAAATGGAACAATTAAGAATAGACTGGTGGAGTAATTTTAACGAAGAATTATACTGCAATTATTTAATAGCAAAAGACGAAAAAATGAACACTTATAAAATACTATACAAATACTATAAAGGTGCTAATACTGACGCAGAATGTTGCCAAGCAGTAAAGTATGTAAAAGCAGAAGACAGACAGGAAGCTATTAAGCTTTGTGGCTTATGGCAAAAGTTAATAATTAGTATTGAAAAGGTATGAAGAAAATAATTGAATATCTTTATTGTCTTATTATAAATTGGATATATGGAAGAATTGATGAGTAGTGTGCTGCACTACATAGAAAAAGACGAATTAAAAAAACGTTGCAGACAAAGAAAATATGTACACAAAAGAATATACTTTTTTAACGTGTTAAGAACTGCTGGATATACGTATCAAAGTATTGGCGATTTATTCGGATTAAATCACGCAACAGTAGTACACGGAATTAAAACTTTTAAGAATTTAAAGAAAGCAAAAGATCCGTTAATGTTTTTAGATATTGCAGAATACGATGGAAAGTTTAAAATCAATGATACAAAGTACGATTTAAAAACGGATATTCTAAAAGCTACAACGATTAGAGATTTACAAATAATAAAAGGAAGAACAGAAAAAGAACTTTACAAAGAATTAATTTAGTATATTTGTATAGTCGGCGGGACAATCAAGAATTTTTTAAGTGTAGCGTTAGTAGGGAATCCCGCCTTCTGAAAGCGCCGCACTATTTTTTTTATATAAAAATATGAATATTTTAGAAAAAGCAAATCAGATTGTAAATGAAAGATCTGAAGAAAAAGAAAGACAATACGGTAATTTTATTGAATGTATGGAAAAGACAGCACGTATAGCTTCTGAATTGTCCAATAAAAAAATTACAACAAATGATACATATAACATTTTAATTGCTTTAAAATTAGCACGGCAAGCTAATGCTCACAAAGAAGATAATTTATTAGATGTTGTTGCATATATTGGGTCTCTTAATGAATTATTAAATCAAAAAAAATGAGTAATATATTTGAAACAGAATACAAACAACTTTTAATGCGTTGTTTTTTAAAAGGTAAAATTATTAAAAATAGGACGGCTATTGAAACATATACTTTGTTTAATCAAAATATAAACATAGATTTAAAATGCGGTTTTCCAATTGTTACGGGTAAAAAAATATTTTTTGATAAAGCATTGCATGAATTTAAATGGATATTTGAGGGGCGTGTTGATTTAGATTATTTAAACAAAAATGGTATTAACTGGTGGAATGATTTTGCAAAAAAAGGAAAGCTGGGAAAAATATATGGTTATCAAATACGTAAATTTAACGGGGTTTTTGATCAAGTAAAATATGCAATAAATGAGATTAATAATAATTCAAGAAGAGCTTTAATAACGTTATGGAATCCAACAGAGCTAAAAGAGCAAGCTTTGCCTTGCTGTTATACTCAACTAAATTTTGTTCGTATAAATAACGAGCTAAATATGTCAATTAATTTTAGGTCTTCTGATTTATTTTTAGGCCTACCCTACGATATTATATTTGGAGCATTATTTTTATATACAATAGCAAATGAATGTAATTTAAAACCTGCGGTTTTAGGTTTAAATATAGCAAATGCGCATATTTATACAAATCATGAAAAAGCAGTTCAGGAATATTATAGAAAGCCGGTTTATAATTTACCGGAATTAAAAGGCAAGTACAATAATTATGAATTAAAAAATTATAAATCAGGAGAATTAATAAAAGCAAAATTAGTATTATGAATAGATTTGAATTAATAAGGCAGTGGGCTAATAAAAAAGGAATATACGATAAAGGCGACCCAAAAACACAAACTTTAAAACTAGTTGAAGAATCTGGAGAGTTAGCAAAAGCTATTTTAAATGACGATCAGAGCGAAGTAATTGACGCTATAGGAGATTGTGTTGTAGTTTTGACAAGTATAGCGCACATGAGAGGAGTTACAATTGAACAATGTATCGATGAAGCATATAATGTAATTTCAAAAAGAAAAGGTAAAATGATTAATGGAACATTTGTAAAAAATAAATAATGAGAACATATAAAGCAAAAATAAATATACCTGAAAATTGGTTAAAAATTGAAACAGGTATTTTAGGAGAAAAAATATTTGATTATTGGTTTAATTTAAATTTTCAAGGAGAAAAATTGTTTAAACAAAACGCAGATAGAGATTACGAAGGAATTGATTTTGCAGACGAAAAAGGATATACCTATCAAGTAAAAGCAACAAGAGCGCGTTCTTTTACGTTTAATTGCTGTTTAGACGACCTTAAAGAGCATTTAAATTCAAACCTGTATGTTTTTATACAAATACACGATAAAGTAGCTTACGTTGAAAATATTTACACAAAAGAAGAAATTCTTAATTTAGCAAAACAAAGTTTTAAATCGGACAAGCAAAGTTTTATATATTCTAAAGACTTATTACAACAAAAATTATTTTAAATTATGGAAGGGTGGGTAAAATTACATAGGCAATTTATAGAGTGGGAATGGTATGACAAATCTGAAACAGTGCATTTGTTTTTACATTGTTTATTAAAAGCAAATCATAAAGATAAAATGTATAGGGGGGCTTTAGTAAAAACTGGAACTTTTTTAACTAGTAGAGATCTTTTAAGCAAGGAATTAGGACTAAGTGTACGGCAGGTTAGAACATCTTTAAACAGATTAAAAAAGACCAACGAATTGACCATTAAAACAAGCCCTCAAGGCACTGTTATTCAAATAGTTAAATATCAATATTATCAAATAGAGTCCAGCAAAAAGACTAATAATAGACCAGCGATAGGCCAGCAACAGACCACTAACAATAATGATAATAATGATAATAAGAAAAAAGATATATATAGGTGCTTTGCGCATTTGTCTATGTCTTTAGATGAGTTTAACAAATTAGAAAAGGATTACACTAAACAACAAATTGATGGTGTATGCGATGCAATCCAAAACTTCAAGAAAAACACGAACTATAAAAGCTTATATTTAACTGCTAAAAATTGGCTAAAGAAAGAACAAACAAAAAAGGAAGTAGAAAGTACTAATGGATTTAAAGCACCCTGGCAATGAAAGGTTATAAGGTAACAGAAGCAAAAGATATTTTAAACAAGATATACAAGCACAGAGATAACTACAACAACAAAGGAAAGTATTTAGGCTGGAAAGGAATGGATGAGTTCTATTCTATGCAATTAGGCAACTGCACAGATTGGACAGGATTTCCGATGAGTGGTAAAACACAAGTATTGATGGAGTGTTTACTTAATACGAGTAAGTTCTACGGATGGAAGCACTTGGTTTACTTTCCAGATGTAGGAAGTAATGTTGAAATAGTTGCCGATTTAATTCACAAGCTTACAGGTAAAAGTTTTAATCCATTAGATAGGAATGTGATCAAAGACAAAGAGATAACAAATAGTTTAGATTGGATTTTTGAACACTTTAAAATACTTACGAAGTACGATGTAAAAGCCAAGTTAACACCGTTTGAATTTTACGATTACGCAGTAGAACTTAAACAAAAACACGGATTAGAAACTGCAAGTATTGATAGCTGGAAAGACTTAAGCCATCCATACAACGAGTATGGAGGTTATGCACAATATTTAGAAGTAATACTTCCTTATAGAAACCAAATAGCAGAAGACAATAATCTACACTTACATACAATTATTCATCCTAAACTAACTGAAAAAGTAAACGGAAAAAGAAACGTGCCGAGTCCATACGATTTAAAAGGTGGAAGTGAATGGTTTAATAGTGGCAAGTGTATGATAACCGTACACCGTGAAGATTTAAGCTACAACCAAGCAGTAATAAACTTCAATAAGATTAAGCCACGTTCAGTTGGTAACATAGGCCAATTAGAATTATGGTTTGATAAAGAAAAATTTCTATATTATGAACAAGATAATCCTGTGCCGAATGTTTACAATAAGATTTACGCACAACCAAAACACGAATAAATGGATACTTTAGAAATACTAAAAGCAAAGATAAACCTACAAACAACTATTATTAAGTTCACAAGTAGTATAGAGGAGTTACAAGCAAAGCATCCAGAACGTAAAGACTTGATAGATTCTATGTTAGATTCACTTGAAGACATCAGCTATTTTCAATCCGTGTTTATGCAGTTTGAAGACCAATATTTATTAGAATGTAAAAGTAATTTACGTTTACAGATGGTTATAAGTGAACAAAAACACGAATTAGAAAAGCTAAATATTTTAGTAGAAAACTTAAAAGAGGGTATATAATGCCACGTTGTAAAAACTGCAAAGAAAAGTTTGAAGTAAAGCACTTCAATCAGAAGTACTGCTTTAAAAGTGATTGTGTCAAGGTATGGGTAGAAACTGCAAAGGTCAAGAACTGGAAGAAAGAAAAGAAAAGACTAAAAGACGAATTAGAAACGGTGCAAAGCTTAACTAAAAAAGCACAGGTATACTTTAATGCGTACATAAGAGCAAGAGATGAAGAAAAAGGTTATCCGTGTATATCTTGTGGCAAAGTATTACGCAAAGGAAACATAGATGCAGGCCATTATTTTTCTGCTGGTGGATTCGGTAGTGTTAGGTTTTCGGAATTTAACGTTCACGCACAATGCAGTAGACCGTGCAACAAGGATAAAAGTGGCGATTTACTAAACTACCAAATAGGTATAGAAAAACGAATAGGAGGCGAAGAACTAATAAAATTACACGAAGAAGCACACAAGATAAGAAAGTACACAAGAGAAGAATTAAAAGCGATCATTGAAATGTATAAACAAAAAAAGAAAGAATTAAATAAATAATACTTATATTTGTATAAACAAAAAATAAATAATGTTATGAAAGACACAGTAATTGGAAGACTGGCCAAAATCCAGCAAGAATTAAAAGCGCCAAAGAATCAGTTTAACAAGTTTGGCAATTATAAATATCGTAGTTGCGAGGATATATTGGAGGCCATTAAGCCACATCTCAACGGATTGGCACTAAATCTAACTGACGAAGTAAAAGAAGCAGCAGGCTATATGTATGTAGAATCAACTGCTATGATTACAGACGGCACAAAGATGCAGGCAGTAAAAGCACAAGCAGGAATAGATCCAAATCGCAAAGGAATGGATATAGCACAAGCGTTTGGCAGCAGTTCAAGTTATGCAAGAAAGTACGCACTTAACGGATTGTTTTTAATAGACGATACGAAAGACGCAGACACAACAAACAAGCACGATAAAAACGAAGTAAAGAAAGAAAAGCTAACTAAAAAACGATTTGAAGACGCATTGAAAGCTTTACAAGATGGCAAAATAAACAAAGCCAAGTTAGAAGAATTTGATTTATCGCCTTTACAAGTTAAAGCACTTGAGTTATGTTGAAGATTAGATGTTCAGCACTTGGCAAAATAATGACCAATAGCAGAAGCAAGTCTGAAGTATTGAGTAAGACTTGCAAGACCTACTTACAAGAATTGGCAATAGAAGAAATGTACGGAATCAAGAAAGAATTTTCAAGCCGTTACACAGACAAAGGCAACCTTGTAGAAAATGAAAGTATTTCATTAGCACAAGAAGTATTAGATTTTGGATTGATGTATAAAAACGAAGAACATTTTAACAATGATTTTCTTACAGGCACTCCAGACGTAAACACGGATTCAATACTTTTAGACGTTAAAAGTAGTTACGACGCAACAACGTTTCCATTTTTTGCTGAAGATATACCAAACAAAGATTACTATTATCAGCTTCAAGGCTATATGGCTTTATGTAACAAACGTAAAAGTGTTCTTGCATATTGTTTAGTAAACACACCAGATGAAATCGTTGAGGACGAAGTAAGGCGTGAACATTGGAAGAATCATTTAATAGATGAATCAGAAGAACTGCGATCAGATGTAGAAGCCAAACACAATTTTAACCATATACCAACAGAAAAACGAATAAAAACGTTTGAAGTAAGATATGATAAAGACGTTGTTAAAGCTATCTACGACAGAATAAAAGAATGTAGAGAATATTACAAAACTTTAATAGATGAAAACACGAAAGACTGACATAGTCACAATAAGAGTAACAGAAGAAGAGAAGAAGCTTTTAAAAGAAAAGGCAAGGCGAAAACGAAAGACGTTAAGCGCATACATAATAAGTAAAACAATAGATTAAGTTATGGAACAAAAGAACAACACAGGAGCAATCTTTAAAAACGATTACAAAAAAACGGAAACACAACCAGACTACAAAGGTAAAGCTTTGATTGATGGTGTAGAAAAAGAAGTGGCACTATGGCTAAACGAAAGTAAAAGTGGAGTAAAGTATTTTAGTGCAAAGTTTAGTAAGCCGTACCAAGCAGAAGTTGAAGCTGGTGGCAACGAAGACGCAAAGCACGATGCACAACGATCAGATTTAGATGGATTGCCTTTTTAGATTATCAACTATAAAACGGAAGAAGCACTTTGAAAGAGGTGCTTTTTTTTATTCACAACGTTTCGTTAAAAACTTCGTCTATACACTATTAGAAAATAATCGTTACATTTGTTTAATATCTAATCAATGAACT